GAATGGAATCGGCCCCGGTGCTTTGTCGCTGATGCCTCTCACGTCTGACCAGTGCCCACCCACACCGCCGCCCTTTACGGAAAGCCATGCTACTTCTCCATTGTGCTCGATAAGGCTATCAAGATTGTCACCAACATAAGTAAGGAAACAGCTGATAGGTAGTCCGGTGCCTTTTGTATTAGGTGTAGGTGCATTCGACAACACAGGGCTTGCAAACATAAACCAGCCCTTTGATGCGTAGTCGTAAATGCGTTGTGCAAAGTCGAGGTCACCGCCGCAGTACGCAACACTAGCCCGTGCGAAAGCCTCCTGCGGAGACTGCTCATCTTCAAGCATGTAGTAGTCACGCATAAGCGTAATTGCTTGGTCACTAAGGCGAGAGTCTCGTTCAACATCAATCGTTATCCCAAGGTGTTTGCTCATCAAATTCTCCAGAATAGTGTTCGTAGTTATTGTCAATGATGTCTGAAAATCTATTGACTAAATCCTCCGAAGTGATTTCAAGTAGCTCCATTAGAGTCACTTCATCCAGCATCATCATTTTTTCTTTCAGTTCTTGTACTGTTATCATGCGAACCTACTATTCTACCAGAGTTCTATGCATTTGTCAAGATAGTGACGGGCCTTTTGTAGGTCATTCCTACCACCCTTATCCTGAAAGCGAGCTACATACTTGATAACATTACCCAACATAAACCCTTTGAATTGCTCCTCAGTCATCCATGACTCCATTGCAGTCCACGGTTGTATGTCCTTGCCTACGTAATGCTCACCGCCTACTTGGTAGTTGTCAGTCATCATGCTTACCCGAATAGTAGATACCAAGTTCTTCGCTGTCTAGGTCAAAACTGTACCCGTATACGGCCTCAAGTGTTGAAATGATTGGATTCAGTACTTCGCCCCACGTACAGTCATCGTTCAGTTCCATATCGACTGAGTGTGTCTTACCGTGTGCACGATAGCTCAAACTAATGTATGCTGTTTCTGCTTTATCAAATAGATTCATTTCTTGCGTTCCTCTTTTGTCTTCACATCATGGCACTGTTTGCACAGCACCTGTAAATTATCTGCCTCACAGAACAGGGTGGATACAAATGCCGGGAGGTCTGCGTAGGTCTTCAGTGTGCCTGCAGGATTGATATGATCCACCTGCACCTCTGTAGACTTGAACAGCTCCCCGCACTCGTTACACTTGTACACCCACTTGGTGCGCTTATCGTCGCCCTTGTACGGCTGTCTAGCCTTTTCCATCACTTGGTAGCGCACAGGATACTTCGTCCATGCCCTGCGTAGTGCGGAGCGTATGAAGCCAAAGTAGCGTGCAGTGGTCCATGTATTGCCTGCCTTGTTCTTCACTCCTCGTGTCATACTGGGGGCTTCCACTTGTCGTCAACACTCCTTAGCATGTACAGTAGGTGTCCGTTCTCCCACGCATGATCCACTCCCAGATGCTCCACTACAATGTCCCACATCTCCTTCTCTGTCTTGTCTTCCAGTAGTTTCTGGGCTTTCTTCTCACCAATGCCGTGAGCACCCTTGATATTGTCAACAACATCACCTACTAAAAACTGCTTGTAGAAGTTAAGAAGTCCCTGAGCTTCTGTTATGTAGTACTTGTTTTTCTTAACAAAATTGTAGTGCCATCCAACCACCTGATCCAAGTCCTTGTCGAGTGTTACAATCACACTGTCGTCTCCAAGTTCTGTAGCTCTGATGGCTAGCATGTCATCCGCCTCCATACCATCTACAACGAGCGCATCCCATGACGTTGTGAGATACTCCCGGAGTAGATGATAGTGGCTGGGCTTATCCTTGCCCTTGCGGTTGCCCTTGTATGGTGCAGTGATAGCATACTCGTCACGGAAATTGTTGCTTCCAGTTAGAAACAGTTCCCATGTCTGAACATGAGGCATGTCAAAGAGAATCAAGTCCTCTAAAAAGCCTGCCATTGTTCGTATTGCTTGTGACTCATCCTCATTCTGCGTGGCAAAGCCAATGCGATAGTTGAGAATGTCTGCATCAATCAGGGCATGTTGCATTTACAAAATCTCGTCGTCGTCAACGAGTGCTGATGCAGGCTCTGCGTCATCATAGGTGACTAGCTCGTCAATCACCAGCTTCTTCAGGCTAGGACTAACACCTTCCTTGTTCTTGAAGGTCCATGAGTATGATCCAATCAGGGCAACAGCCTTTGATCCATTACCAATCGACATACCTTCTAACACATCGCCTGTTTTATCAAACGGCTTGATTGGATTGTTAGACTTACAGGTGATGAAGTATCCTTTGTCGTCCTTCTGACGCACGGATAGTCCCATAGACTCCAGTGCCTGAACAGCTGGATCAGACAGGTTGCAGAGGTCCACCTGATACTTACCAGACATCTCATTAGGCTTGTCTAAGTTGGCCCACATAACATCTGCTTTAATCTTTACACGTTGTGATTGTTCCATACCATTCTCCTTTCGTTGGTGGTATAATAATATTATAACATACTTTTAGTGTGTGTCAAACCAATTTTTACCAATCTTTGATTCGGCTTCTACTGGGCAACGGAATGCCAAGATAGTCCCGGCTTGTGAGGCCGCATTGCACATGATTGTTGCAACGTCTGCACCATACTTCTCCTCTGTCTCAATTTGAATCTCATCATGCACGAATGCAACCTGTTTGGCAGGGATGTCCTGTTGGCGTAGTACTTTGTGCGCTTCAATACACCACTGCTTGGCAATAATAGCTCCACATCCTTGGAGTAGTGTATTAAGTGCGGCGTGTTCACTACGCACGAGTATTCTTCTACCATCAAGGCCCGGCACATACCCTTTTGCCGCCACCTTCTTAACTTTCTCCATAAGTTTTGATAGCGAAGGTGTGTTACGATAAAAATTTTGCAACACTTCATTCCCTTCCTTCGCACCTCCCCCGACAATACTGCCAATTTTTGCTGGCCCTGCACCGTACAGAGTTGCGTAGATAAGAGTCTTAGCCTGCGGCCTTGTAATCCCTGCGGCGTCAGCGTTCTTCTGATGGATGTCACCATTCAATAATTCCTCTGTCCATTCCCTGTCCTGCATGTAGTGTGCAAGACAGCGTAGTTCAATACCTGATAGGTCTGTACCAACAAGGACATTGCCATCATCGACAGTCCACAGACTCCGTATCTCTTTGCCGTATGGCTTAGACACGGACGGGATCTGTCCCATGTTGGGGCTGTGGTGTGACATCCTGCCAGTGATAGTGCCGTTGGTAATGATGCGTCCATGTACACGATCCGTGTTTTCATCGACATGTTTTAGCCATGAGTCGATCAGACCGACACGTTTCTGTAGCATCAAGTACTCAGCAATCATCTTAGCTTCTGGGATGTCAATGTCTTCCAGTGTTCCTTCATCTACAATGGGCTGTCCCTTCTCTGTGTGCTTGTTAGGTTTCCAACCAAGTGATTGTAGCCGGTCAGCAATCTGCTTCCTGCTTGCTAGGTTGAACACTGTCACCCTGTCCTTCAGTCGTTTGCCGGTCTTTTCAGACCAACGCTCCTCAACAATCGGAGGAAACTCAGCCTGCACTGTATCCTCAAGCACGCCCATTCGGTCTGCAAAAGTAGCACGTAACACCTGAGCTTTAGGTACATCCAGCTTGAAACCATTCTGCTCCTGCTTTGTACACTCGACTGCGACTCCGTGCTCCAGTAGTACACTCGTGTCTGAGTTTTTCCACTTACCAATCTCCGCCATAAGGTACTTGTATACATCACGGGTGAGCGCAACATCCTGTATGCAGTAGGTACGCATCTCTTCAGTGAGTCCACTATCAAAGTCCTCTATGTCAAACTCAATCTTGTTGTTCTTTAACAGCCTGCCCCAGTTCTTCAGGCTGTGTCCTCCGTCCTGAACAGGATTCAAAAGCCTTGAAAGTATCAGCGTATCCACTGCCTTGGAGCGTGGTATCCCAATGTTCCAAACTCTCCGCAACACTGGTGCGTCGAATCCGATTAAGTTGTGACCGATAATTTCCTCGTACTCCTTTACCAACGGAGCGAGTGTTTCCGAATCTGTATGACATACGACTTCTCCTGTGTCAACATCCTGTGTCACACAGAGCCAGATCGTGTTGTGTGCACGATTGGTCTCGATGTCCAGTATGAGTCGTTTGGTTGCGGTAGTCATTCATTACCTCTTGTATAACGGGGATGTAGGTTTTGAACCATTCGCCCCGACGATCAATGCACTTGTCATGCTTCTCAAGCATACGATGTATTGTTGATTCGGCCTGATGCCGATTGTCAAAGTGTTCACAATATTCTAACACAAAGTCACGGAAAGGTGAAGAGGTTTGGTATCCCTGTAGTCTGTCCTCACTGTTCACCGCCTTCCCCACCTTGTACCAGCTGGGCCATGCTGTGTTACGAATGATGTACACCTCACCTTCAGCACTGCGCTCATCAATCTCTGTGTGACTCCACGCATCATCGAGTGTCTTGAATCGTCCCGGCTTGTAGAGTGGGTGTGATGTACTGATGTGCCTCCCATTGACAAACATGCGGTTGTCGTTGCGGTTGCGCTCCAGTTTACTGCGACACTCCTTACAACTAGGACGCAACCCATCAGCACCCTGCTTGTACTTGTGATACTCTGTCAGTGCTTTGACTTCCCCACATGTTTTACACTGTTTCATTTACTTTCTCCAAATACTTTACTGCTCTTTCTAGCGACTCAACATCATCCCTGAAGTGTCCTAGTGCTGTGTTACAGCTCATACAAAGCAAACCTCTAATGACTCCTGTTGTATGACAGTGGTCAATACTGAATCGTTTACCGTACTCTTCTGCTGTCACACCACAGATTGCACATGCACCATCCTGCTGTTCAAGCATTGTATTCCATTCTTCTGTTGTAATGCCATACTTAGGATGGATGTAAGCACCGTTATCTTTTCGTTTTCTATCGTACTCAAGTGTGCAATCAATACACTTTGCTGTTGGGTATTTATATGTTACATGCTGTCCAGACTTTAGCACACGCTTTGCAGATTTCTGATAGAATCTTTCTGTCGGTAGTGTTTGCTTGCACTGGTTACACTGCTTCATAACGCTACCTCATCCTCCTCGTGCACCTCAGTCATCCTGCCTGTCGTCAAGTCGTACAGCAGGTTACATGCCGGTCCAGTGATTCCACTGAATCTGTTCTTGAGTACTCTAATCTTTG